CGGCGTCCCACGCCTTTGCTCTGCGGTCCATAAGTTCCATAATCTTGGTCATAATCGTTATCCTCCTTAATGTGAGAGAAGCGACAGGCGCTTCTGCAAATCGGTGACTTTCACCGTGTTTTCCATAGGTTTCTTGGTATCGGGTTTTCTCTTGGGTATCAGCTTCGATAGCAGGGAATCCGTGACGGCTTTCCGGGAGAAAAGCATCTCGATCTCGCCATCGTCAGGCTCAGTGTCTTCGTCGGGTTCGGTTCCATCAGCGAACAGAATCTCGTCAGCGAATCCGAGCTTCTTGGCTTCCTTGGCGTTCATCCAGGTCTCGGCGTCCATGAGCTTCGATATCTTGTTCCGGGAGAGGCCGGACTTGATCTCGTAGGCGTTCATAATGGATTCCTTGACCTCAGACAGCATGTCGATGGCTTTCTGCATCTCCTCGGAATCGCCGATAGCGATGGTTGCCGGATTATGCACCATCAGCATCGCGACAGGGCTCATGCAGACCCTCGTTCCCGCCATCGCGATAACGCTTGCCGCGGAAGCCGCGAGCGCGTCGATCTTGACGGTCACCTCATACGGGTAGTCCATCAACATGTTGTAGATCTGCGCCGCCGCGAAGACGTCTCCGCCGGGCGAGTTGATCCACAGCGTGATGTTGCCCTTGCCGGAGTTCAGCTCATCCTTGAAGACCTGCGGCGTGACTTCATCGCCGTACCAGGTCTCATCGGATATTTCCCCGTCGAGGTAGAGCGTTCGATCTGAACCGAAGCTGTCCGGCGTTTCGTTTCTGGTCCATCGCCAGAATTTTCTTGTCATAGGGACTTCCTCCTTTCCCGGAGATTTGAGGATTGCTCCGGCTCCTGTGATTCTTCTGTCTGTTCTTCCTGCGTTTCATCAGGTTCCTCCGTTTCTGTTGATGCACTCGCCGCGAAGATTCCCGCATCCTCGAGCTTGGTCATATTGCCGTTGATAAGGTAGAGATCGCCGCCCTTTTCCTCCGGAATGCGGTCGAGGTTCTCAAGCTCCCTTATGTCGTTTGCCGACATCCATCCGTTCTGCCGGGCTGTGGCGTAGCCGTTCATGCGGCTTTCGTAGTCGCCGCGGAGCAGGCCGTCCACATTGAACTTGAAGAAATATTCCTTCTTCTCCACGGGACGGAGCAGGGCACGCCGCATCGACTGTTCCCAGCGGGATACCCACGGGTCGAGCGTGTACTTCACGAATTCCAGCGACTGCTGTTCAATGTTCGAGAAGCTCGATTTCTCCAGATCGCCAATCATGTGCGGCGGAATTCTGAAGATGCGGGCGATCTCGTCTATCTGGAACTTCCTCGTCTCAAGGAACTGCGCCTGCTCTGGCGAGATCGAAATCGGCGTGTATTTCATGCCTTCCTCGAGGACGGCCACCTTGTTGGAGTTTGCGGAGCCGCCGAACGCTGAGTTCCACGATTCGCGGACGCGCTCTGGGTCTTTCACCACGCCGGGATGCTCGAGTATGCCTCCGGGCGTCGCACCGTTGGCGAAGAATTTCGCGCCGTACTCCTCGCAGGCAATCGCCATGCCGATGCTGTTCTTGGCCATCGCAATCGGCGAATAACCAACTAAGCCGTCGAAGCCCAAACCGGGAATGTGAAGCACGTCGAGGGGAGAAAGTCTCACGACGGAGCCCTTCATGGTGTGCGCCTCGTCGGTCGAGGTCTGGTACTCGTAGTAGAGCTGCCCGTTCTCGTCGCGGTCGACCGTCATGCGGTTCGGCATCAGCGGGTACAGCGCCACGACGTCGCCCTTGCCGTTGCGGATGATCTGCGCATAGGCATTGCCCCAGAGGAGCAGGTGCGTCATGAGCGTTTCCCGGAACACGAAGCTCGTCATCTCGGGATTCGGCTCGTCGTGCAGAAGCTCGTAGAGCGGGTGGTCGATGGCTTTTTCCTTGCTGCCGTTCTCCGCATAGCAATAAAGATGAAGCGGCAGGCCCGCGATAGCCTCGGACAGAATCCTGACGCACGAGTAGACCGCCGTCATCTGCATGGCGGACCGCTCGGTCACGGCCTTTCCGCTTGTTGTTCCTCCGAAAAAGAAGCGGTACGAACTGCCCGCTGTGCTGTCCTTGGGAGCGTCGCGCCCTCTGAACCATCTGTTGAATATGCTCATAACATTCCCTCCATACTGTTAAGGGCCTCCCGCAGAAGCAGGAAGCCCATGATTGCTATCAGAATCATTCATTTGTCCTCGTTCAGATAAACAGGATGCCTCTCGAATCGTAGACAGAAGCAGCATTGTCGTTGCCCATTCGTATGGCCCGGTCGAGCGCCATGATGGTGGCGATTGCACCGTCGATCTTCTCGGTTGACTTCTCCTTGTCGGCCTTGATGTTGCCTGCCGGGTCGGTGCGGATGAAGATGTTGTCCATCATCCAGCGGAGAACCGGATGCCCGCCGTGCGCGATTTTCTTTTCCAGCACGAGCTTCATCAGCTCCTTGGTCGGCGGCGACATATCTTTGAAGCCTTGCCCGAAGGGAACGACGGTGAAGCCCATGCCCTCAAGGTTCTGGACCATCTGAACGGCTCCCCAGCGGTCGAAGGCGATCTCCCTGATGTTGAAGCGCTCACCGAGGTTTTCAATGAACTTCTCGATGTATCCGTAGTGGATAACGTTGCCCTCGGTGGTCTCAAGCACGCCCTGTTTCTGCCATAGGTCGTAGGGAACGTGGTCGCGCCGGACGCGCAAGTCGAGCGTGTCCTCCGGCACCCAGAAGTACGGGAGAACCACATACTTGTCGTCCTCATCCAATGGAGGGAAGACCAGCACGAAGGCGGTAATATCCGTAGTGCTTGATAGGTCGAGTCCGCCGTAGCAGACACGGCCTTCCAAATCGTCCTCATTGACCGGGAAGGCGCATGCGTCCCATTTGTCCATTGGCATCCAGCGGACGGACTGCTTCACCCATTGATTCAAGCGGAGCTGCCGGAAGGCGTTCTCCTCGCCGGGATTCTGCTTCGCCGACTCGCACGCGGCCTTGACCTTGTCGATTCCGACTGTGATGCCGAGGCTTGGGTTGGCCTTCTTCCAGACCTTCGGGTCCGTCCAGTCCTCGGATTCGTCCGCACCGAAGATCACCGGGTAGAAGGTCGGATCATGCTTGCGCCCGTTCATGATGTCGAGCGCTTTCTGATGCTGTTCGTAGCAGATCGACTGCGTGTCGTTCCCGGCGGTTGTGATCAGGAAGAACAGAGGCTGCATTCTCGCGTCGCCGGAACCCTTCGTCATGACGTCAAAGAGCTTCCGGTTCGGCTGCGTGTGCAGTTCGTCGAAGATTACGCCGTGCGTGTTGAATCCGTGCTTGTTCGCTACATCGGCGGAGAGCACCTGGTAAAAGCTGTGCGTCGGCAGATATTCGAGCCGCTTCTGCGATTCGAGGATCTTCACGCGCTTTGAAAGTGCCGGACAGAAGCGCACCATATCGACCGCAACGTCAAAGACGATCTTGGCCTGATTCCGGTCAGCCGCGCAGCCGTATACCTCGGCGCGTTCCTCGCCGTCGCCGCAGGTGAGCAGCAGCGCAATTGCCGCGGCAAGCTCCGATTTGCCTTGCTTCTTCGGGATCTCCACGTAGGCGGTGTTGAACTGACGGTAGCCGTTCTCTTTTATCACGCCGAACAGGTCGCGGACGATCTGCTCCTGCCAATCAATCAGCTCGAACGGTTTTCCTGCCCAGGTGCCTTTGGTATGGCAGAGCTGTTCGATGAACAGGCAGGCGTAGTCGGCGAGGTTCTCGTCGTAATGGGAGGTCTTCTCCATGAACCGCGTGACCTTGTAATGTTTCAGTTTCCGTACTGCCAATGGAAAATCACTCCCTTCGTGGCATAAAAATAACCGCATCACTGCGGCTTCTATCAGTACGAGAACAAGAGCCGTTCTCAGGCTCTGCTTTCGGAATATTCAAATTCAGGTTGATGCTTAGTTGTACTGCTTCATGAGAACCGCGTAGGCGAGCTGTGAAGGCTCGTCCTTGGGCTCGATGTCCCAGCCGCGATCGTAGTTCAGTGTGACCTTGCCGCCCACACGCAGCTCCATCTTGAAAATGCGCCCGCCGTTGATTCCGTAATCCTCGGAAGGCTCGTCGTAGTGCTTAACCCAGTATTTAACGACTGTGCCGTCAATCAGTAAGCTGCCGTTTGTCCACATGGTTACGCCTCCTCGCTGATGATGAATTCGATGCCGTTTTTCCGTTCCGGCTCCTTGCTGCCGAAGCGGTGGTCGTCAGCTCTGGTGACGGTCTTGAGGCCGTTCATCCGGCAGCCGAGTGCCGTCAGTCCGTAGATGCCGTCCATCAGGCCGGTGCTATGGTCGGTCACCACAATCGCGGTGATGCCTGCCTTGCGGAGCGTTTCAACGAAGTCGGCCAGCTCATAGTCCCAGGGCAGGTCGTCGGCTTCGAAGGCGTCCGCGCCGTTCCGCAGGCTCCGGTCGTAGAGGACCAGTGCCTTGTTCTGCCCGGCGGTGAATGGATACGGGAATTCCTCCTTTTCGCGCTTGTCGAAGGCCTTCACGCTGTCCCAGTCGTCTGCGGCGATCATGGCGTCGCGTTCCTTTTCGCGGATGGCCTGCGCCTCGTTGTAGGCGATTGCCGTGTCTCTCATTGCTTCGAAGTATGTGTTCTTTTCCATCGTGTGTTCCTCCTGATTTTCGCTTGTTTTCAAGGTTTTCTGTGCCTTTCGGCATGTATATACATCACTCTTTCGAGGGTATATAGCAAGTCAATTCGGCCAGATAAATTGATAAATTTCTGTGTCTGAAAATCAGGATTCTCCGGTTTCGCCGGTCATGATGAAATGCACGTATTCCTTCCTGTGCTCCTCGATGAAGAGAACCAGCTCGTAGTAGTTCCGGTCGAATGCCAGCCGCTGCACGTAGGGCAGATCGAACATGTTGCAAAGACCGGTGTCGCGGATCGCGAGGATCTGCTTCTTGATTTTCTCATCCATGTCAGTCCACCACCTTCCGCACGATGTCTTCGCCGTAGATGACGTTCAGTCCGCTGCCGTTGTCCCAGTGGACCAGCAGGCTTCCGGTATCGTCGATGCCGTAGACAGTGCCGCGGGTTCCGGCAGGAGGAGCCTGAATGTCGTCCATCTGGACCAGCTCCACGCGGGTGCCGTTCGGGTATTGCTTGTGCAGCTGTTCGAGCTGTTCCGGTCTGATCATCCTCATGCCTGCACCTCCTCAGCAGCTTCCTCAGTGGTTTCCTTCTTGGGAGCACCGTTCTTCCAGCTGGAATTGCCCTCAAGGTTCTTCAGCAGAATCTTGCGTTCCTGTTTGTATTCCGCGCCGATAAATCCGAGGCGGAGCAGGAAGCAGCGGAATGCGTACTTCTCGTTCGTGACCGGTGTCTCGGTCGAGCTCGCTCTTTTCAGTTCCTTGGAGAGCTTGCAGAGCTGGGCGATGAACATCGTGTAGGCTCTGGTCTCGTCCGGCGTGGGCAGTTCCGGGAAGCATGGGAAGGCGATGCGGTCTTCCCTGATTTCAAACCGCAGGTCCTCAATGCCGAGTGCCTTTTTAATCAGGCTGCCTTTTGCTTCGAGGATGTTGGTCAGCGTTCCGACCGCCACCTTGTCGAGCGGAATCTCAACGGTTAAGCCCGTCTGTTCGCCTTGTGGCGCGTCCTGTCCGCTTGCTTCCGGCTCCGCGGATTCTTCCCCGGATTCGGTTTCCGGCGCTTCTGGCTCAAATCCCGCGTCTGCAATGGCTTCGAGAACCTTCTCGACCTCCTCGCTGTCCGCCATGTCGTCGAACTCGAGCGCGCCGTCCCTGGTGACGGTGAAGTAATCGATCCGGTAGCTGCAGGTCGGCATCTTCATGTACTCGGCCTTCGCGCCGGTCGTGTCGGCGATAATCCTGACCAATTCCTTGCGTCTTGCTCCTGTTACGTTGTAGTTGATTCGCATGTGTTTTACCTCCGTTTAATGTGGTTTTCGCTTTGCCTTTCGGCATGTCTATACATCACTCTGAACGGCTGTAATAGCAAGCGAATAAGCGATATTTCTCAGGTAGAAAATCAGCCGGGGAAACCGTGCTGAAACTGGTCACAGTACACAATCCCGGCGAGTACGAACACCACGCACGGGAGTGCGACGCCGTTGCCCCACATGGCGTATTCCCTGGAATCGGAGTGGGGGCTCTTCAGCCACTTGCGTATCTGGTTGTCTGTTTTCGGTTTCCTCGCGTGGGTGACCACCTTGCGGTGCGTTTCGAACACGTCCCGCCAGAACGCCATTTCCTCATCGGAAGGATTCTCCGTTCCGAGGTCGGAGCACCACCAGTCCGGGAACCCCTGCAGACGCGCGCATTCGGTGGGCGTGAGTCTGCGGACGATGTATTCCGGCTCGGCTGACACCGTCGGCGGATCTTTGTAATCCGTAGCGACGAGCGTGTCCGTCGCGTCCTCGTCCGTGAACTTCGTATGATAGCTGTTCTTGCTCGAGTGGTAGGCGATGCCGTGGTTCTCGGTCGCGTTCAGCGTAAAGCTCACGCCGTCCTCGGAATATCCGCTGCCTCGGTGCGACGGTCTTGTCCCGTTTCCTTCAATTGCCACCACAGCGATTCCGCCCTGATTGTAGGCGGGATCACCGCCGCGGGTATCGAGCGTCCGCGAGGTGTCCGCTTCGTAGATTCCGGCGTGCGGATTGTCGGAGAGCATCGCGTGGCTTGAGTCAGAGCTGATGCCGAACGCCTTCATGTTCACGACTGCCACGCCGCCCTGGTTTGAGTCTGGAGCGTTGCCGCCGGTGTCTATCGTCCGAGCGGTGTCGGTTTCGTAGCAGTTCTGGCGTGCGTTTCTTGTGCCTTCCGAAGTGAAACGCACATCGTAGGTTTTCTGTTCCTCTACCACGAGCGGCTGATTGTTGCCACCTGTGCCGTATCGCGCGGTCACCGTATCGGCGGTCTCAAGCGGACCGTTGTATCTGCTGTCCTGGCTGTGGTTCTCGTAGACGGTCGCGGGAGGTTTTGATGCCTTCAACGTAGGTGATTTTTCAATTTCAAATCCAATGCCCCTGGCTTTTGCGGAATGCTCTGTGCAGAATCCCGCCGACTGCAATGTCACGGGAGGATGATGCGCTTCGGCGCGGAGTGTGCCGGCTACATCCTGTGAAATGTCCATCCGGCTGCCGCCCTGATCGTTCAGGCATATGCCTGCCGCTCCAGTGCGATTCTCAGGACTTCCGGCAGCTCTTTGCCACGCCTTGAAGCCCTCACCAGAATACCCAGACACGCCTTCGGACTCAAATAGTATCTTTCCTGCACCTTGTCCTGCAAAATCTGCGACAAGGTAGATGCGTTTTCGGCGTTGGGGAACTCCCCAGTACTGAGCGTCAAGTACCCGCCATGCGAGACTGAAATCGTCTGCCACGATCTCTCCGGCGTTCGGCCATTTCTCAGGTCGAGGAGTATCAATCTGGTATCCCTTGACCGAGCAGACCGCTTCGAGTACGGACTGGAAGTCCTCGCCCGTGTTCGAGGAGAACGCGCCGGTGACGTTCTCCCACACGATGTATTTCGGATATTCGCCATTGGTAGCCTCCCTCATTTCTTTGACGATTCGTATTGCTTCATAAAAAAGAGAAGACCTGGAGCCGTCCAGACCTTCTCGCTTGCCCGCGATTGACATGTCCTGACAAGGACTGCCGAAAGTGATGATGTCGACCGGCTCTATCTTCGCGCCGTCCATCTGCGACACGTCGCCGTAGTGCTTTATGTTCGGCAGACGCTTTGTGGTCACTCTGATACAAAACGGCTCGATTTCGCTTGCCCATCTTGGTTCGATTCCGGCGATTATGCCGCCGAGCGGGAATCCTCCCGAGCCGTCAAAGAGACTGCCGAGCGTGAGATTATTCTTTTCCATCGGAGTCCTCCATCATCTCCAGCGCCTGCTCGTATGTATATTCCTTCCCGTCGCGGATAAGCTTCACATCCGAAGCGTCCTCATTGTGTGAATGCAGATACCGAACGACAGCTACATCTACATACTTCGGTTCAAGCTCCACGCCATAGCAGATTCTTCCAATCTGGTCGCAGGCGATGAGCGTTGAAGCCGAGCCGAGGAAGCCGTCCAGCACGAGTCCGTTTGTCGCGGTGCTCTGCTCGATGAGGTAGGCGATGAGCGGAACGGGCTTTGAACTCGGATGTCCGAATCCGTCCTCTTTGGAGTTCTTCACGCCGTCGAACTCGAATACGGCTTTCTGCTTCTGGTCGCCGTACCACTTGTGTTTGCCGTCTTTCTTCCAGCCGAAGATGATCGGCTCCATGTTGAACTTCCAGTCGGTGCGCATCAGCGGCGCTCTCGGCTTTTTCCAGATGAGTCCGGCTCCGACTTTGAATCCGGCGTCCTCGAAGGCGTCGTAGAACACGCGCGCCTGCATGGTCGCGTAGAACTCGTAAATCGAAGCATCGTCCGCCATCGCGTTTTTGAAGTTCGTGAAGCACTTCATCAGGAAGTCGTAGGCCTGCGTTCCCTTGAGGTCGTCGTTTGCAATCTTTCCGGATGCGTTTTCCAGGTTGACGAAGTACGGCGCGTCTGTGCAGACGAGGTTCACCTTCGCACCTCCGAGTAGTTTTGCGAATGTTTCCGGGTCGGTGCTGTCTCCGCAGATAACCTTGTGCTTTCCGATGTGCCAGAAATCGCCTGTTTTCGAGAAGCACGGCTTCTCCAGTTCCGCGTCGACGTCGAAATCGTCCTCCTCGGCTTCGGTTTCATTGCTGAGCAGTTTCTCAAGGTCTGCCTCATCGAATCCGAGCAGCGACAGATCGAATGCGTTCTCCTGCAGATCGGCCAGTTCGACGGACAGCATTTCCTCGTCCCATCCGGCGTTGAGCGCCAACTGATTGTCAGCGAGGATGTAGGCGCGTTTCTGCGCGTCGGTCAGCTCCTCGGCGAAGACGCAGGGAACGGTTTTGTATCCTTCCTCGCGCGCCGCGGCGATTCTGCCATGGCCCACAAGAATGTTGTAGTCATTATCAATCACCGCCGGGCTGACAAATCCGAACTCCCGGAGGGAGGAACGGAGCTGCGCGATCTGTTCTTTTGAGTGTGTCCGGGCATTCCGGGCGTAAGGCACCAGCTTGTCGATTGGCACCTGTTCAAGTCTTTGTGTGTTCATTTACATTCCTTTCCGGGCGCGGAGCAGGCGTTCCATCACGTCGTCCTGCGGATTCGCGCCGCCGTACTCCGCGGAGCAGTTTTCCTTCACGATCTGGAAGATCTCGTCCCACAAGCGGTTCGCCTGATTCATGTAGTTGATCCCGATATTGATGAACGGCGACGGGATAGGCTTCCCAGTCGTCGGATGCTTGCTGAGATACCCGAGCCTGGTCGTCATTTCTTCACATTGAATCCATCTCGCCGAACACATCGCATAGCGCTCCAAGAGCTGCGGCGATACGGCCTTGGCGACGCCGAGCTTGTCGAGCCATTCCCAGGTCTCGCGGTAGATGTCGGCGGCCTCCAGAGTGGAGCCGTCATGCTGCCGGGCCGAGAGGAATTCGTGCGGTTCCGGCATGTCCTCGCCCTCGGTGTCGGGGATGTCGAGCACTTCGAGCTTGCGTCCGCCCGGATTCCCGTTTTCGTATTTCTCCTTGACGGCGGTTTTCTTCCGGCCAGCGCCGGGACGTCTGCCGCCGCGACCGCCAGTGTTATTCGATTTTGTGGGCATTTCGTCACCGCCTTTCTCGCATACGCGCGTAATAGATAAGGAGTCGGGTTATTACC